TATTTCCTTTCTCTTACGATTAACTTCTATATAATCCGGTAAGATTTCTTTTAAATTTGTATCTCTGAATATTTTACTATCTGTTGAAACTATGTTATAACCTAAGTTTTGAGTCATAACTTTTAATCTTTCATCTTCTTCAATAGTTTCTCCGTATATTGTAATTTTAGCAATAGTAGAATCTGTACATACATTTTTAATAAGAAGGGTTCTTTTAAATGTATTTTCTTCAGACGAATTTATAGCAAAATTAATTTGAATCGTTTCAGATCTAACATCATCAGTTACAACGAACCCATCACTATTCACAGTTTGAGCTGCATCATAATCTAAGTCAATAAAAATATTATCGTAACTAACCATAGCTGGACCATCTTCTTCTTGTACTAAAGAAGATTGTGTTCCGGTATTATAACTTGAATCAAATTGAAATAAAAATATTTCTTCTGGGTCAGCGGTTTCCCATTCAACAGTCCATCCACAATTAACGGCACCAGTACCATCACCCCCACCTGTTACATCTGGGTTATATGCATGAGGAAATCCGAATTTATAAACGTTAGTATTAAGATCATAAAATTTTTGAAGTATAAAAATTTGGCCAACCTCAAATAAATTCGTTGAAATTTCAGTTAAGTAGATATCACCTGTCCAAATATCATTTATTGAATCATATTCAAAATTATAATACTTACCATTCTTGTCAAAAAGGTATATATGTTCCCAAAGATTCATTTATTAGTTAATTTTTTTATAATCTTTATTAACTGCATAATTAAAATAGATTCTTATGAATTTAACTCTATCGACATAAAAATTCATTATTGTATTTAAATGATCTTGTATGAATGTTGCTAATCTAATATTACGAAACATATATGTAGATAATGTTTTTCTCATTAGTGTCGATGTATAGTCATATCCAGTATTTTTAATATCCCATCCAGTTTCGTATGTAACATTAAAAACACTAGGAAATCCTTTTCTATCATTACTTGCCATTTTTAATTACTTGTTTTTAATGACTTAACTGCAGAATTACTTTGTAATCTTCCAGTGTTAGTACTTTTTGCATTTGACCCGGTTGCTATAGTTGTGCCTTTATTTCTTTTAATAGCATTAAACTTAGCCTGTTGAGTTTTATTATAAAGATCACTAGCAACAACATCTTTAAAGAATATATTAAGAGAACTTATTTTATTATCGGTTGGTATTTCAAGATATTCATTACCGTTTCTATCTTCGAACCCTCCTCTAATTATTGTAATTTCTCCTTTTTTTATTGTGATATCACCGAATCCATCTAAGCCTAATTGAGGATCTTCGTTAGTTGTCAAGACTATCTTTTTATTTTCTATTAATGTTTTTTGATCTGTTGCAGGATCTGTTCCATAAACAGGTACATAATAATATCCATTCTTAATTGCAGTTTCGTTTTCTTCTGATATAAAGAAGATATTAACAGAGTCAACTCCATCTACACTTTCGACTATTGCAATTAAATCAGATCTTGGAATATTATCTCTTCTACTTACATTTAAGAAATATTCATTTAATCTACTTCTTATTTCAGTTTGTATTGTATTTTTATCAGCAGTTTCATAATATCTTAATACAATATTAATTACATATTTTTTAATGATAGGATCAACGATTCTAGTTTCTGCTGTAATAACTTGTCTTCCACTATTATTTAATATATCATATACTTGATCTTTTTCATCGTCAGTCATTACAAATTCTTCTTGTGCTATTGAAAAATAATCAACATCACTTGTTAATTTCTTTTTAATATCTGGTATTAATGATAAGTATATGATATTGTTATCATCAATATATTCATCATCCTTTGTATTATATGCATCAATGAAAGAAAAATAATCATACTTACTTAAATAATAAATGTAATTATTCGGATTTGCTAAAACAAATGAATTACTTTGATATGGTGCAATTATACGCGTAAAATTAGGATCTTCGCCATCAGAACCAAATGAAGGGTTTCTAACAATACTTAACGATAATATTTCATTAAGATCAATTGAGTCACTGGTTTGATCTGTGCCTGCTTCTTTGAATTTTAAATCAAGATTTTTGCCACCAATATTACCAGCTACTCCTCTGGTCTTAATATAAATTAATTCAATAATTGAACCTAGTGCAGGTGGTATTCCAAATTGATTAGTGCCAAAGAATATACTTAAACCTCCGGTTATACTAGTTTTACAAAGATATGCCTTTTCATTATTATTCATATCATAAATAGAATCTACACGTTTCCAAAGTTCACCATCTACTTTAACTTTGATGATATTATTATCTGTCATATCTTTCGTTATGGCATTATAACTTTGTAATGTTAAACCTGTTCCTGTAAATTTTTGAGTTTCAGATTCACCTTGGATCAATTCAACGTTTGTAAATTTAACATTTCCTTTTTCAAGTCTAATAAAATCACTGTCAAAATTAAGGAAGTAAGTCAATCCATTATTTCCCATTTCTATTTCGGCTCCATTTAAAATTTGTACATAGTTTCCGTTTAATAAAGTTGAAGCTTTAGTATTAAGTTTTAAACCAATAACTCCCCTTGCAGATATTCCTCTAGATGGATCATGACCCGTTAACCTCGATAATCCATAAATTGATTCAATATTACGTGCTCTTGATATATTAAGTTCCGTAATAGATGATTCAATATAATAAAATATCATTTCGCCTAAATTTGCGATAACTGTTAAAAGTTGACCAAATGGTGATGATGGACTAAACACTTCTCTTGATTGATCATATGTTTTTTGTAAATAAACAAATGCATCATAAAATAATTCAGTAGCTTTTATTCTCGATTTGCTGAAAAATGACATTTTTTATTATTATTTTAAAATAACGCTCCTAGTACTCTCTGTTCATTGATAAAAATATCAATAAGAGCACCATCACGTTCAACTGTGTTGAAAAATTTTACATCAACATCAATTGTAAATTTATTAGTATCAGGTACACAATATGCTTGTATTTGATTACTTATTCTTTGCTGAATAACAGATTCATTTAGAACTAAAGAAAAGACAAGATCGTCTAAATTACAACCGAAATCAGCTACGCCTAAGACTTCACCCTTTCGTGTAAATAGAGTATTTTCTATTTTTAAAATTAGTTGAGATATATCATCGGAAACCTCGATAATATTATCATTATATTTAGGTGCATCTACATCTCTGCTATAGATATCTTTTATCATTGAGAATATTCTTTTAATATATATTCTCCTAAAAGTAGTAAGTAAATATAATATATTGGAATCCTAGCTCGTGAGAAAATAATTTACACCCTCATCAGTTTTAATTTCCTCTAGTATAGCATCTAACTCTTCTTTACCTTCACTTGCTAAAATATCATAATTTATTGTAATGTTACCCGGTAAGTTAAACGAGAAGGTTCCTAAAATTCTTGATAATTGAATTTTTGTTTTAGCTACACAATATCTGTAAAATATTTCATCATCAAATAAACTACAATCTGCAATACTGTTATACACTTGAAAAACACAAGCACCTTTAGGAAATTGACCTTGGAATCTAAATTTCTTATTTAAGCGATTATATGAAAATGATAAGGGGTGTTGTAAAATCTGTCTAGCATTATCAATGTATTTTGAATTAATAACATAATACATTAATTGTTCTGAACCTATACCACCTCCATAAACATCTGAGTATATAAACTTATCTATTGACATATCAAAATCACCATATGAAAATGAAGAAGAACCAAATCCACCATCTTCACCTGAAAATTTACCAACTTCATAAACACCATTTACTGAAATTACAGATGATGGCATTAAAACAATACCTCTAGTATTATTTACATTAGAAGATGACAAAGTTTCACTATCAGTAGTAATCCCTTTCGAAAATGTATCAGATTCCCACGTTGTTGCAGGTAATGCAAGATATATTTCTTCTACACTATCCTCATAATTTTTATAAAACCATTTCTTCGCTTGGCCAATAATTCTTGCGACTTCTTTTTTAGGTACTGTAAATGGTAGTTGACAACCTATTGTCATTTCATCATTAATTTCTTTGATCAATGCATCTAAACATTGTAGATCATCTTCTGATGAACAGTTTGCGTATGCCATGTTATTTAATTTTTTCTATTTCAATTATCTCACAATTAGAAAATTTAGCAAATTTAGTAGCTCTCCCTTGTCGAAATATTCCACCTTTCATTTCTCCACTAAATACCCCTCTCCTACCGAAAACATATGAGTCTTCACATAAAATATCTCTACTAACATAAGATTCTTCTATTTTACTATCATTTACTTGACTATTATCAAATAAGTTACATTCATACATTGATGAATTCAATATTTCTGATGTAAAGATATCACATTTTTTAATATTCCCTTGAATTTTACAATCAATTATGTCGATGTTTTTAATTTCAAAACATTGCATAAGAGTTGCATCTTTAATTTGAATTTTGCCAATATCACTGTCGTAGTTAATTAAACCTTCAGTCATCTCAGCCTTTGTAACTAAATCAAATATTTGTTCTCTTATCTTAGGATAATACATTTTAATAATTGAATCTGCAGTTTGTAGATCAACCATTAAATTTATTTTAGGAAATTCTTGTTGGAAGTTTTCATATGATTTATATGATTTGATAATATGTTTGTGATGTTCAAGAACTTTGTTTAATTTCTGTACATCTTTATCCGTGTATTTTGGATATTCTAATACATCGTATAATGATGTTACAAAATGTTCTGTTAATGATAATATTGAATTATATCGGTTTTCATAATCTGCACCACCTATATAACGAAATTCGATATATCCTTTAGGCACTTTTGTAAAATTAATGCCATAATATTTTTCATTAGCAAACATATAATTTTTCCATGAAACTTGTTCTGATGATGGTTGGATCATTCCGTTTAATGGTAAAATAAATTTAATCGATTTAGCATATACAGAATTTTTTCTATTTGGAAATTCTTCATATACCCTATTCTCATCAAAATTAAGTACAAATTTTCCAACATCTAAATTTGTCATATTTAAACTTGGGCCTAATTTTTTACCATCAAATGAAATATTAACATGAATTGAACATCTATCATTAGTGCTGCCATTTTCTTTGATCCATTTTAATGTCTTAGCTAACATTAATTTGGACTCAACAAATGGCATTGCGCCAGTTACTAGTTCAATCATTCCAGAACCGCCTGAATTATCAGGCTCTAATTTGAAGAATGTATCGGTTGGTGTAAAGTTACTATGCGCCTTTTCTTCTACTCTAATTTTTTTATTTAAAGCATTAGATAAAGATTCTTTAGTAAGATTTAGATCTTGATTAGAAAAGAATTCAAACTCAAATCCAATTTTTGAAGCATATATAGCATTAAGCTGTTCGTTAGAATACATAAAAAAATACCTGATTTGTTTATATATTTCAAATCAGATATCTTAAATTAATTATTCGGAAAATATTATTGAGTTATGTGAGTGGGAGTGCTAAAGTTATTCGTTTACTAGAAGTATTAATGCTTTGAATTTTAATACTGATACGTTCTCCTCTAACAGGTTCGTAGTTTCTTAATTTAGATTTATGAATAAGACCACTGATTCCCTTTTCTAATTCTACGAAAGCACCATAAGCCGTTACTTTTGTAACGGTACCTATTGTAACCATCATAGGTTTGTATTTCTCATCAGCAGTATCCCATATATTTTCTCTAGGGCCTAATTGAGTAAGAATAATTTTTTTCTCTGATAGAATTTCATTTAACCAAAATGACATGTCATCTCCTGGTTTAATATCTCTATTTTCAAATCGTTTTAGAGTTTTCTCATCTAAATCATCTTTAGGAATTAATCCAGTTAAGCATTTATTAAATTCAACGAATACTCCAAATTTAGCAGTACCTGTAACAAATCCAGTATACATTTCTCTATCGTTTTCTTTAACGTGTTCAATTGCTCCAGGAATAAGAGTAGTAAGATACTCTCTGTGTGATACTACAATTGTATTTTTGCTACGAGAATATGTAATTGGCATAACAATAATTTCTTTACCAACTAATGATTCAAAATCATGTAATTTATTAAGACCGGCTAATGAACCTGGCATAAAGCATGTAATTCCGCTAATATTCAACCAATATCCACCATAAATAAGTTCTTTAACTTTTGCAGTAAATCCAACAGATTTATCTCCAATAGATTCCAGAATATTATTATGAATTCCTTCATTTAATGCATCTATTATAGAGGCATAAATATTACCGGCTTGATCGTTTTTTAATTTAACATCAACCTGTAAACCTGGTGCCAATTGTTCTAATACATATTCAGGTTCTTTACTTAAATTGCAAGTAGCAGTATATTTTGATCCAATATCAATATAAGCTTTAGTTTTCTGATTATCGAGAGATGATACTATGCCTCGCACAATACTAGTATCTTGTAATTCACATTGATTAACTGACTTAATATCCTCATCTGATATACCATACATTGCCATTTTTTCTATGACATCAGGTTCAGTTGATAATATTTTTACGTCATTTGGAACGGTTGCAATAATTTCGTAAGTGTCTAATGGATCATTTCCATTTTGAATTGTAATTTTTTGTTCAATCATTATTTTTAGTTTAAGAGTTATAACAGTTATTATATACATAAACTTAAAATGGTTTTATGAAAAAATAAATTAAATTATAGTTCCAGGTAGAGGTCCGGTTGGAGATGCAACTGTTACTACGCCACTTCTGATATATGCATCGATAGCAGGTGTAATTATTAATGCGAACGTTTTTGCAGCGGCGGTTCTAGCTTCACTAGATACATCTTTACCCACTGGGTTATTTGATATAAACTCAGCAAAAACTAACATTGCTTTTTCAAATGCTTCTTCTGTTGCTAATTGTAATACTGATGGCGTTAATGGCATAATTATTTAGTTTTTATATTTTTCTTACTTAAATGAGTAACAGGAGTCATAGGCTTTACGGGTGGACTTGTAGGTGCACCTATATTTCCAATATGAGTATGTGAATTAAATAATGTCATAAAGGAATTACCTAATACAAGTTTCTCTTGTGCACCCTTGCCTAATTCAATTGATTTAGAATGATCAATGACCATATTTTCACAAATGACATTTGAATTCTTACATGTTATGTTAGTAGTACCGTCATTTAACATTACTATAGAATCTCCATTTGGATTTTTAAGTTCTATACTATTATCAGGTTTTATATTAATTGAAGTTGAGCCTTCTTTAGTAGCATAATCCATCATTAAACCCATTTCTTCAGTAAAGAAAACTTTAATGCTTTCGTTTTCACGTTCATTTGAAATATTTCCATTATCTCCAGCACTTAATCCGAAAGCAGTATCATATATAAGCATATGGGAATTTCCATATGAATTTTGTAGTTCTGCTTTTACTTCATCTGATGGATAAATATTTTCATGATATATTGGAAAGTAATAATTTCCATTATCAAAAGTTATTCTTAATACTGAACCTAATTTTGGAATTGAAAAAATACCACTACCACTATTACTACCACCTGATTGTAAAGTAGCAGGTCTAGCCCATGGTAAAATATTAGTAGGTAAAACATAAGCACTACTTTGATCACCAGGATCTGTTCGTTGATCCATTTTGCCAAATACTCTTATCTTACATCGACCTTCATATGAATCATCTACAGTATCTTCAACAATACCTATCCATTGAGTATCTTTTAAATTATCACTTTTTAATTCTTTTGATGTTAATTTTGACATTCTTAAATTTTAATTAGGTCCTGACGGTTTTGATCCATACACATTCGTAGATACAAATCCTGTCTGTACTTTTGGTGGCGGTCCTAATGGATTATCGCCAAGACTAACTACATCCTTTGCAGTGCTACCCTTTATACTTTGTGCAGCTTGAACAGCAGCTCCTTGTAATGCGCCAATAACAGCTTGTGGATTTTGTAAAGTTTCAAATACTTGATTTCTTAATCCAAATACATTGCCTAACGTAACATTTCTAATAAGTGATTTAGCACCACGCTCTAATTTATTAACTGCTCCTTTAGCTTGGTTATTAACAAAATCTTTAGCCATTTTACCAACCAATGTTCCACCTCCACCTAATTTAGCAGTATCATCTAATTTAGTATTATATCCTGAAAATTGAGATTTAATTTCAATATTACTATAATTCCATTTCATTGAACTTGCTGCAAATTCAGTATTTGTTGTATTAGTTACAGCTTTAAATACTTCATTTGATGCAGTAGGATCCCACGTGCAATCAGTAAATCTAAATGTAATTTTAGATGTGTTTTCATTTACTAAACTTTTAGTATCAGCTTCTGTATCATTTAGATTTAATGTAGTTAGCCAATTCCTAACAGTTTTAAATTTTCTTATTTCAAAAATATCAACCTCAATATTAAAATACATTAAATTTATTGGAAGAATATTTCTTTTATATTTTACATCATAACATGCCATTTTATACAAGTGGAATAACGCAGACATTTTTAAATCAATCGCTTCAAGACAGCCTATTACCATTGCATCAGAATCAGTACTACCTGAATATGGATCTAACATATTTACGGTTTTATCCCATGCAGTGCCGAGCCCCTCTATTGTTTGCCAATAATATTGTCTAGTTTGTTCAATTTCTCGCATACCTTGCACAAAATCTTTAAGATAATTAGCTCTCTGTGATTCTCCAACCGATTCAAGATATGTCCATGCAGATTCAGTTCTTGTCATAGTTTCTGTTATTGCTCCACTAAATAATGGTGAACTGATATCAAATCTTAATTGAAATCCTAAGTATGTAGGATCATCTATGCTAGTAACACCATTACCACCTCCCGCAATAGTAGATGAAGTTGCAACAAATCTTTTTGCAAAATCATATGAATTAGGAAATGATGAACCAGGCCCAAGATATGAACCAAAAGGCCCAGCTATTTGTTGAACTCCTTGTGGATCTAATTTATTTGCATAATCTAATAATGGCATATTTATTTTTATTTAAGTTGTTGGCACTACTTCCCTACGATTAAGATATAACCTCATACGTAATCCGCCAGGTTTATTTAAAAAATATTCAATTCCGGATATGATATAAAATCCAGACAAATATTCATTAATTATTCCGTTCTCAGATGAAGCATCATTACCAATTCCATCTTCACGTTTCTTTGCTCCATGCGGAACATCTTCTTCGTTAGCAGATGCAGTAAGTACATTTTTAACATTACTAGCAAATTCTAAGATTTGACAATAAATTCTGCTATACCTAGATATAGCGGGGTTTATCATATCTAATTCAACAATCATTCCTAATTTATTAATCTCTATAATATTTTGATAATTTAAGATGGCACTATAATGATAATTTGCATGTACATTATCACCTTGTGAACCTAAGTACTTATATTTAACTTGATCATTTCTAGGTCCTTCTATTACGCCATCGATAATTCTCCCCTTTGTAACCGGTATCATACCTGGTGTATCTGTTGTTAACGGATCTACATATTCGCTTATAAACTCACTTTCTTTTAAATCCCAATATTGTGCATATCGTTTATAGCCATTATTTTTACTAATTTGACCACTTTTATTTACTTGTTGATATGTTGAAATATATGCGCTCGTGCCTTGCATTTGCATCATATTGCTTAAAAAATATGGAGTATCATAATCAGAAGGTTCCATTGTATTAGCTCCTATAGTATCAGCTGCATTTTGTGTAAACATTTTAACAGTTTCTAATGATTCTTCTTGATCAAATAAGCGATTAACTTCAACGAAATTGAGATAATAATAAGGATCTATATAAGCAATAAAAAATGAATTATCATCTAAATAAGAATTTGATACAATGTCTTCAATAAATTTTTGTGAAGTGTCATATGGATTTGTCCAATTTTGGATATCATTAGTATCATCTACATTTGATGCAAATCCTATCTCTAAATTTTCTGATATATTAAGTAATGAATTAAAACTGCTATCTGTTTGGTATTCAACCTTTTCTGTAAATAAATTAGGAATTTTAATTCTACCTTCAACTAAAAATAAGTCAGAAGTACTAGTTGAGCCACCACCACCTAATGGTTTTATATCTTCGATCGTAAAATCTATACGTAAAGGCTTAAATGTTGTTTCTTCACCAGCTGATCTTATATATAATTGTATGATATCACCATCCTTTGGAAAATGTCTAGCTGTAAATAATCTATCTCTATCATAAAAAGAAAATCTACAAGTAGGATAAATTCCAGTGTTACTTAATTCAAACATCACTAATCTATCAGCCTGTACATCATACCCATTAATTCTTAAAACAGGAATAATAATATTAAACTTAGATAATTTTTCTTTCATTGTACCACCACCGACTGCATTATCAGTCCCACTTTCCCAATCCGGTATTGATAATTCATCTAATACAATAGATGGTTCTAATAATGTTAATATGTTTCTTTGTATTGCTGACATTAATTAAATCTTATATTATTTAATTTGCTTTTTTGATTTAAGATTTGCTCCTAGTATTATATTTTTATCTGCATATTTTTTAGCAGATTGATCAGGCTGTAACATATTAGTTGGTAATGGATTTTTTACACCTGATTTTTTATCTTTTATTTTTTCTAATAATCGTTGAATTCTATTTTGATCCTTTTCGCTTTGCATACCCGTGTCGATATAAGATTCTTGTGGTGTAGTTGCTCTTGATATTGTACTAGGTCTTTTATATACAACTTCTTCTTTTGATAAATTAGGTATAACTAAAATATCCCCTTCAGCTACAGTGAATGGATTGAAAATATTATTAACCACACATATAGCATCGATATATTCACCACTTCCAAAATATATTTCAGATATTTTATCAATGCGACAAACCTGATCTTGTAAAACATAGTGTAATGCCTTTATGCCAAGTGTTGAATCATATAGAAATGATGGTGCTGATAAATCATAATAATATTCACCAGTATTTTCATCTATTAATTTATTCTTTAATGTTAATGATTTTATATTCATAATTAAGATTCTATTATCATTGCAACTAAGTTAGATGCATATTCACTAGATATTTTATCAGAACCGCCGCTTTTTTTAATATTGCCTACTCCATTATTATTAACATCGGCTGCTGGAGTAGCATTAGCAGATTGTGTTGGTTGTAAACTTTGTTCCATTTCTGGTTTAATAGATCCATAAGTTTTAACATCTGCACCTTTAAGATTTAAAATATCCTCTTCGTTACCCGCAGATGCATATATACGACCTCGACCAGCATTAAACATATTTTCAATATCACCTTTATCTCTAGCTTTGCCATGTTTAAGTTCAACTTCAAATTTAACTTCCAATGGAAAATCGTCATATCCTAAACCACTTCCTAATGTCATATTTGTACTATCGCAATACATATTACCCATCATTACAATTGGGTTTAATGGATTCCCAACAGTTAAATGCCAATCACCAGTAGGTTCACCACTAATGAATGCTGTAGTTGCTTTAGTACCAGCCATACCACCAATTTGTCCTTTTAAAAACCCACCTAATACATTTCCTAGTAAATTCTTTCCTACATTCTTAATTCCATCGATAGTACTATCTACTGAGAAATTTCCATTTTCATCACCGAATGCTGATTTGAAACCACTATCGACGGCTGAAACAACACTACCGATATATCCAGCAAAATTACCATTTTTTAATAACTGAATGTCACCGAATTGGCTAGAGACAAATCCAGCACTACCATAATATCTATGAGCACCTCCAAAAAATTGAGCATTATTTGTAGACATAGTTAACATATTACTAATGATATCAATCATTGCAATTTTAGGATTAACATAATTTAATAACTTAAGCTGATATTCAAAGTTAAGTTTAATATCATTAGTAAACTTAAGTCCTCTATCTCTGATCATTGTTTTATCAATAACATTAACTGGCCCTAATACAAAATTTGCATAAGTTGTTGATAATGCATCTTCGGTAGTTCTATTAGCTCTACTAAATCGTTCTTGTGCAGTAGTGCCTGCAACAACATCAGTAAATGCTTTGCCAATTGATCCAATCTTATTATAAAATGGTTGTGTAGTATATCCCCCATCCTCTGATGCTATTGTTTGTACATCAGCTGCAAGTTCTTTCCAATTTAAACCAAAGCTATAATTTAAAATATCATCTAATTTATTACCGGTAGTTTCACCTAAATAACTAACTGCTGTTACTCCTGCTACTTGTGTTGCACTAACTGAAGTTTTTTCTGGAGTATTGCTAGCAGGACTAACTGAATAATCGAAAATATTATCATTAACTGGAGTAGGAAATCTTCTTAATGTTATTAAATGATTAATTGGAACTTTTTTATAATACTTTAAATATAAAAAATCCTGAGCACGGTAAGGTATTTTAGGATAATACTCATCGAAAAATTCTATTAATTTAGCTACACTAACATTATGAGCATAATCACCACCCATTAATGGATTAGCCGAAGAATTCATATCACGATAATTATCATAAACATTTCCACCTTGGAAATTTCCATACATACCTCTGAAATTAAATAAGGCATATTGATTAAAAATAGATTGTGGGACTAAATTACTTTCTGTTGCCATACCCTTTGGTACACTAAATGCATCAGCTTGTTTTCTATTAACATAAAATTGTTCAGCAAACATACTTTCAACACCATTTGCAAATCCTTTAGATTCTCCGCCGAAAACACCTAATCTAGCATTAGATGAACTTGCACCTGGATTAGGTGGGGTACCATCACCAGGTTTTGTAATTTCATTATTTAATGTAGAATTAATATTGTTTAAATCTGAATTAATCGCAGTCATTGATATACACTATTTTTAGTATATATTTAAGCTAAGCTAGATAGATACTTATCTATATCTATTTTATCATCACTGAACTTATCAGACCAGCCCTTTTTAAATCGTGCATCAAACTCTAAAGTACTATCTAATGTAAAAATTCCTGTATAAAAAGGCCTAGATGCATTAACACGAACATTCTTTAAATCTCTAGATATCAAATAAAATTGAACTTTATTAAATAATTTTTGTAAGCTAACTTTTGTTTTTGTACACATAACAGATTCAACGATTACATAAAACCGTTCTTTATCAATTTCATTAAACCGTTTTTCTAATACTTGAGTAGTATTAAAATCAGAAGATTTGATTGGCATCTTTTTTGCACGAAAATCAAATTTCCATTTAAAATTCATATCAAAAAAATGTTTCTTTAGATATCGATAGTTATCATACATCTTAAGAATCTTAATTTGATATCGTGGGTTAATAGGATCCCATGAAGTATCAATAATTAAACCTTTAACAGGTAATAAAATATTGGGTTTGGTATGAGAAGATAATAAGCAATATGCATATTGCCCTTTACTAAAAATTCTATGTTGTTTCATTATTACTCAATTTCAAATTCAATAATGTCATCGAATAAATCTGCAGTTCCATTAACATTAACATCACAACTATGATATATGTTGTAAATAATATTATTGTCAGTTAATGATTGAACATAATCTTTAATAACTTGAATATTAGTTTCAGTTAATTCACCCAAGACATAATATACAGATGATGTAGTTTGTCTACTGATGATAATTTGTAATTGCCGCATTAAAAAAGATGATACGACAATATCTGATGGCTCAGTTTGATAATAATCATTTTTAGACAATTTATTGAAAATATCCATATAATTGATGTATTCAATATTACGCGGAATAGTTTCAATAAATTGTTTTATTTTAATTGCATCTTTAGAGTAAATGAAATTAAAATTAAGATTTTCTTTGTTTATATCCATTATTGCTTTTTAATAATTCGATTTTTGCTTCCAATTCCTTTATCTTGTTATCAATATCTTTCGATGTTGGATCATAATGGCTTCCCCATTTATAACCGAAAGTTAAAACTTTATCACTAAACTTATTTCCTAAGTCAAATCCTAAATCTTCACTTAATTCATAAAAGAATTTAATTATATAATCAAACTTATAATTATCACTTTCAGTCTCTGTATAAACATCTATTGAAATTTTATGTTCATTACTTCCACCGTAATTATCATCATTGATTTTTTTGATTACGCCATTATTTGCTTGTTCTAATATTATATTAACCATGTATTCTATCTCTATATGATTTAGCAACATTTCTAAATAACTCTATACTGACTTTTTTATCAGCATGCCAAGTATTCTTATTTTTAACTGTTAAGTTTGCAACAGCTTCTCGTAACAAATTAATTTCTTTCTTATTGTAACCAAATTCTTGCCAATGATCAATAAGATTAACTTCTTTATCAGTTAAAAATGATGCTATTAATGTTTCTGCATTATCACGATTTGCTTCATGTAATTTAATACCACTTTGAATAGACTCTGATGTAAATTTTGTCCACGAATTATATGAAAGATTTGATTTATTTTTAAGTATCCCTTGATACTTTAGTGCCAGTCTTCTCTGGCGACGGTTTGGAATATTATTCATAACTTTGTATTTTATTATATATTATTTAATTAGACTATTGTGATCTTACTTGTATACCTCTTTAATAAGGTTTTTTATATCATTATGTAATGTTTCAATTAATAGATCTTTATTCAATTGATCTTTGATGAACAATTCTAATTGCTCATAAACTTCATCTTCATCAAACGAAGAATTTAAAATATTATAGACATCTGTACCTATAAGCTTTATAGGAAAATTAATTATTAACTTATGCTCTTTATATTTTTTCTGTTTATCAAATAATAAACGTATTGGAGATATGTCATTATCTCTTTTTCTTTTATTTGAAGTTTCTGCTATTGTTTCTTGTGGTTTAGAATTAGTTTCAAGTTGGCCTAATGACAAAGTATTACCATCACTGACATCAAGTAAATATTCATCAATTAATGTTGTAGCAATTCTTCCACCACTCTTAAAGAAGATCCACTCATCCTTTTCATAATCAACAATTTCAACATTACCGATCTTGTCTCCCTTTAACCATTGATATTTTATTTCAATAATTTGAGGTTCCTCTACTTTATCCATGTTTTATTTTTATATGGATTTATAAAGTTTTGTTTAAATTGAATCTCTAATCCACGCTTTATATGTTATAACTGAAGTACCTGCTACTAATGCTTCTCCATTACCTGATCCAAACCCTATAAGTAATCTGTCTGTGTCTGCAGTAAAATCTTCTTTATCAAGTTCAAATATGATATCTTCATATACATACCAATATTCACTATTTTGTAATGTTAAAGGACTCGTTAAATAAACACCATGAACGCCTCCTCCTATATTATCTAATCTTTGTAATATTAAATTACTACTAGATGCAACAAAATCATTAAGACTATATTTTCCTGCCCATATTACTAAAGTATCAGTGACATCGCCAGTTGACCATGGCACAGATAATGCTAAACGAATAACTAATTGTTTACCAATATCAGCTGATATATCTTCTATTAATGGAATACCCATATTAACATCTTCTAAACTTAATAAAGGTATAGCTAATGTTAAATCCGCAATAGTTCCTGTAGATTTATCCCAAATATTTGCTGCCCATCCACCTTCAGCTGCTAAACCGCCAATCATAACATCATCAGTTGTTCTATAATTAGGTAAACCCGTCTTAAAAAATATCGAATGAGTAAATATAGAAGGTATGTCAGTGGTAACACCTTGTATACCTTGAACTCCAGTTATACCTTGTATACCTTGTGATCCAATTATACCTTGAATTCCCTGTATACCTTGAATTCCTTGAATTCCCTGTATACCTTGAATTCCTTGAACTCCAGTTATACCTTGAATTCCTTGAACTCCAGTTATACCTTGTATACCTTGTGTACCGAACGTTCCCTGTATACCTAATATACCTTGCGCTCCTTGCGCGCCTTGTGCTCCAGTTGGAATTGTTGAAGGAACCCATTTACCAGCTGATGCACTCCAGATTAATACATTATTATTTGTTAAACCTGCGCCATAACTAATATCAGATATCATATCAGCTGTTGATTGTGCACTATTAAGATTTTGTAAACTTATCGTAGCTTCGTTTAAACTATATTCAAGATTATTTGTAATTGCATTAAGGTTAAGAGATAGCGCAGAACTACTTAAAGCGCCTACTGCTAATCCCCTAAATGTTAATTTAACGCCATCCATTCCAGTATAAATATCTTCATGTGTACCAGTTCCGAGAGTTTCTCCAATATTTGATTGCCCTAAAGATCCAGTGTTTATAAATTTAATTGTATTTGTTGTAACATCATATTGTAAAGACATTCCTGAACCAGCAATAAATCTGAATATATCATTAGGTGAAGATGCTGCTAATGTTCCATCATTAGTAGAAATAAATCCACCAGTTGCTCCAGTATAATTCAAAATAACTTTACCAAATCCGGGTGATGATTCTATTGTGATATCACCAGAACCTACTCCTCCAATTAAATCCCATTCATCTGTATCGAAAACACCACGAGTTGATCTTGTATTAGCTCTCCACCATGCTAATGCCTCTTCTGTTAAAGGGGATCCGGTTATATCAGTTGTAGTTATAACAACTGGGTGATAAACGACATTACCTTCTTCGTAAGTTCTTTCCTCTGACCAAGGATTAGCAACCATTTTAAAATTACTATCAACTTCGTTATTATAAAGTTCTCTTTTTAATTCACTTCTAAAAAGAATATATTCTTGTAGGTTAAATGACATTTTTAATATTTTTTTTATTTTGGTGGATTCTTTTGAATATTTTCCTTATAAGGAAATTCTTCAGTACTCACTGGCGTAACTATAGCCGTCTTAAGAGCATTTAGATACCATGTATTTTCAACCCAACCGGGTGTTGCATAAGTTATTGAATAAATTTTACTAGCATATATACTTTTTAACTGATTAGAAAATGATTTATATTCTATAATAGTTGTACTAATTAAATTAGTTTGTCTATTTAAAAATAAATTTCGTTGTGAATTTCTTTGTTTATCATATGCCACAGTAGAATTGATTTTAAAATCGTTACATATATCATAACATACATAAGCAGTTGCAAAATCATATAAATCGCTCGTGATTGTAAATGATTGGATACTACAAAGATCACCTATTCCGGTATCTTCAGCGGAATAAGTGTAGTTTTGATTATAAAATGATTGTAATTCTTCTAATGAATTAAAATCAACATATTGATATTTTTCGTTATCAAAAAATCCAATTTTAGTGGTCGTTAGATTAATCTTATTTTTATATAAATACTTAAAAAAGTCTAAAATAAGCTTAAAACTTATAATTTCAATTGTCAAAGCTATAATGTTTTTTATATATATTTAGCCTCTACAATATCTGATTAGACAAAGGACTCAAAAGTAGGAATCCACCTTTCACTTATTAATGTAGCATTTATATTAATGTTTGGGTATTCTTTATTTAAACTGTTCATTATCTTAATGTTATTCTTATCGTCATCATAAAAATCAAACGAAGTAAATCCCATATCAATGAATTTTTTTATTGCTTCTTTTTTCTTTTCAGCAGTTGATCCTTTAAGTTTTAATTTAGGGTCATTAACAGCAAATATAAATTTCTTATTAATTCTAATATCATGATGCAAGAAAAACTTATGAATAAGATTACTATCTTGTCTAGCTGTAATAATACCGACTTTAGTACCGCTTTTCATAGATCGTTTTAAAATGTTAAAAACTCTATCTATTAATTCACCGGCTTTAAGTATTTCTAAGCTATTAAAATCAGAAAAATCTAAATTATCACCTGGCTTTTCGACGAAGTTATTAAATTGTTGAGGTGTTAACTCAGTAGTATAACCTGTTCTAGGATTAGTTACTTTAATTTTACTTTTTGTAATCACTAACGTCTCGTCCAAATCAAAGAGTGTAATATGTTCGTGTTTGGATTTATACGATTCGAATAATTTCATATATTAATGATTTGTTTATATATTTAACTGCTTCCCCAATCACTAAGTCTTTTACCTGTTGGGTTAAGATCTGTTTCCATATTAAGAATTCCTGTTTTGTTTAATATTACTAATGTTATTAACATACCAATAATTAAACACATAAATGCGGAAAAACATGTAATAGCTGTCATAATTTTATTTTTAATTTAATAATTATCATCAATAGTACATTCTATTTCAATACCGGTTTCGATATATTTTTTATCAAAAATATCAGCTCTAGCATCTAATTGTTTTGCAAGTTTCTCGTTTTCTCTTTTGTATAATTTATCGAGTTTTTTATCAGTAAAACTAAAACCTTCCTCTCCATGTGATCTAATAAACTCAGCGGCATTACTAAGGCTTTGGTTTTTTGCTAAATAGTATCGTGCGGTAGTTTCCATATTGTTTTATTATACATTTAATAATTGTTCTAATTCTTCTACCGTTATAACCTTAACTCCTAATTTATTAGCTTTAACTTCTTTGGACGATCCACTCCCAACACTTTTCATTACAAGATATGTTGTTGTTTTAGATACAGATGAACCGATTGTACCACCTCTTGATTCAATAATTTCATTTAAATCTTTTCTACGAACTCCGGTAAATACAAATATATTTTCAACTAAATCAGTAGACTCTAATTTAATTTCAGTCTTTTCAGCAATTGTAACTGGTAATTCAGAAATGAAATCCCAGAATAAATCATAAGATTTAATATATGCCTCAGCTAATGTTATTGAAAAACCATCTAACTTCATAATATCTTCAACAGATGGCTTAGTTTTAAAATGTTCTAATAAAGCTAATTTTTTACTACCTAATCCTTTAAATAAAGAAGTAGCATGTTGTAACCTATTTAATGGAACATTTAAAATTGATTTATGAATTGACTTATAAACAATAGAAGCTTTTCTTTTTCCAAATCTATCAACTTTTTCTAAATCAGCTTCAGTAAGATTTATAATATCTTTTACAGTTTGATATCCTGAGTCCCATAATTGTTTGAATGTTCCACCTGATACATTTTCTGTTCCTAAGATTCTAAAAAATGAAATATTCATTTTTAATCTTTGAGCTTCAGTTTCTTCTAATGTATATAGCTCAACACCATTTTCACTCCAATCAATATTTGGAACATCCGGTAAAACAAATTCAACGGTTGTTATAACTTCAGCGATAACTGGAATAACCATACCGCTTCTTTTGATTAAAACCTCAGCCCCAACTCCTAATCCAGAATCTTTAATAAATCGAGCGTTATAACCTGTAACATTTGAAATGGTAGCACCATCTAATTTTACTGGATCAATTTGTAGAACTGGTTTTAAATAACCTTGTTTAGAAATATTCCAAGTAATTCCGATAACTTTTGTTATAGCACTTTGTTCGAATGAAGAGTGCTTATATGCGCGAGCCCATACAGGATTCTTTGAAGAAGTTTCCCTTCCTAATTTATTCTGTACAGATAAATCATTTATTTCAATAACGATACCGTCAATTTCATATGTTTTTGAAAACTTAGCGAAAGTATCAATTAAAAATTCTTCAGTTAAATCAGAAATTTTACAAATTTCAAATTGAATTGCTGATTCCTGATTTTTATTTAAGTCATTTAAAATTTCTTCCTTCGTTTTAAAGTCAGAAGATATACTCGGAACAGCTCCAAATTTCATATAATCGCAGTCTTCTAAAATTTCACTTGGTGTTTTAGAATTTAATAATCCTGCAACTAAATTACGAGAATTAGCAAATCTCTCAGAATATTTTTCGTTGAAGATATCTTTTCTCATTACAACTTCACCAATTGTATATTCAAAATTATCGCAGTTCATTAATTTATTACTAATTAAATTATAATGATCATCTGATTTTTGGCCTATAACTCCATTTCCGCGAGTCCATGCTTCATTAGTTAATTCCCTAACACAAAGCGATAGTCCATCAAATTTGGGAGTTAAAATAACAACGTCAGCTTCATAAATATTTTTTAACCTACACCAATCAGAAACATTTTGCATTGTTTTGATTTTATTCATAGATGCCATCGTAATAGGTAATAAATCTTTACGAGGATTACCAGAAACATTATGACCAACGTCAGAAAGTAATTCATCAGTCGGATTAAGTTCTGTTAATTGATCTATTAACAAATCATAAGCTGAATCAGATAAAATAGGATTACCTATTCTATATGATTCATTTGCTTCTTTAATTTGTTTTCTTAATTGATTTATCATATGATTATAATTTATTGTTTAAAATTCTTAATTCTTCAGAAGTTTCAATAGCAATTTTTAACAAATCCTTTCTCTCAGTATCATAATCGTTTTTATCATCTAAAAGCGAAGCGATTGCGATTAAACTATTTAACCTACTATTTAAAGCTTTTATTCTGTTTTCAATATTCATATTACCGTTTTTAATTATAATTAAATATAATCAATTTTATTGGGAATAAAAAATAAAACGCTAACTTTTTTTAATTATTTTAATCGTTCTACCTAACTCTTTACAAAGTTCTTCCATGGTCATTTCTTGTACAGAAGTCTTAGCAAGAAAATCTGTTTCAGTATATTTTTTTCCATTGAGGTACCATGCTTTATAACCATTTACCCATTCGATAGCAGGACCATCTTCTCTATGGCATTGTCCATTAAGCCACCATTATTTAGTACCATCTGCATATTCAATAGCAGGACCATCTTCTCTATGGTATTTACCATTAAGGTACCATTCGGTTCTATCTTCGTAAACTTTAACTGTGTATTCTTTCATTCTTTCTTTATTTTAATTGTTCTACATAATTATTTACAAACTACTTCCTTCTTCATTTC